GGAATGGGCACCAGAAGGCACAGACCACGTTGCTTGGGCCTTTGTGGACAAGGTCAACGCCTTTATTCCTGATGGCGACTACAAGTTCCATAATGTCCCCCGCCCCACCCCCGTCAAGCTGACTGCCCAGGAGATGGCGCGAGACTGGGTGAGGGCTCATGAACTGGAACCGGGTGTGAATGGATGGGAATGGCTGGCAAGAGAACTGCTCAAGAAACCCATCGAACAACTCATGGACGAGGCCGGACTGGCGAAGGAGCGCGGAGAATCATGAAAGAATTTGATGATGTGAAAGCCGAACTGGACAGGGCTGTGGCTAAGTTTCCGACTTGGCCCACTGACCCATTACATGCTGTGGCCGTGCCCGTTTTGCGGATCACCAGCCAACATGGAAATTGTGGGAGATGAGTGATGGAAATAGAACGAAACGGAGAGCGGTTGCAATATCTGGGGGAAGGTATCGGTTGGCAATGGTGGCCTTATGATCCGAAACTGCTTCAGCACTTCGACCACGCAGAAGGAAGTTTGCACGACCCCTACAAACATCTGAGAGAATCCAAGGAGGCACAAATTGACCCCGACAGATGAGGCGCTGAAGGCATTGAAGGAAGCCCAGAGAGTAATCAAAGAGCACGAGATGGACGATGATTGTCCTCGCCCTGTTAAAGGAGCGGTTAATCGCATCATTAACGACGCCATCGCCCGACTCGAAACCCAGGGGGCAAGCGTCTCCACGACCAGTCTGGATGAAGAATCGGCATGGAGGGAACTTCGTCCCGATCTTGAAGGTCCAACGCCCTGGACAACCGGAGAAGTCATCACTTACCGGGGATTCTTCAGATGGGGCTGGCAGAAGAGCCGCCTCGCCCAAGCTACGGAAGGGCAGAATACAGGAAAGCAAATAGGCTGGGCGAGTCGTCAGGGTGGTAATTTATTCTTCTACACCATTCAAAACAGACCCGGAAACGCCGTCGAAACCTTTCCCGTCTACGATGCCCCCCAGGTGCCGGTGGTGAGCCGGGAGGGGATTGGCAACGGTCTTCGCGAGGCATTCATGCACGGGGCAAAATGGTGGGAGTTTCATTCAACCAAGGGAACCATGTGGCAATCTGACCAAAAACTGGTCGCGGAAGCGGCAGAGCGTCGATACCACGGTACAGGACATCTCCCACAACCCGACCGGGAGACTGCGCAAAGCAAGATTGATGCGGCGGTGGAAGCGTTAAAGTCCATTCTCAATCAGCACGACACTCCATATGTTCAGCGGGAAGTGGCGAGAGAAGCACTGGCCGCCCTCAAGGAGTCGAAATGAGCACCGCGAAAGGAGAGGATATGAAACTGACGAGGGAAGATATTTCGAGACTTGCATGGGGTAACGCTAAAGTCGAATTGACCTATCAGGCTATCGAAGCGGTCTGGCAAGCCATTGAAGCCGACCGAGATACCATACGCACCCAGGCGCGCGAGGAGCTGCTGAAGGATCACTTCAAGATCGGGGAAGGGGTCATTGTAGAGGTGAGTGGGGGAATCAAAGGAACCGTGTGTGTTTGCATGGCTCACAAGCTGAGTGAACACGCTCTCACCTACGGGCAATCACCCGTGCGCCGTCCTACCAAGCAGCGGCCAATGACACGAGAAGATAAGATTGCTCGTCTGAAGGAACATTTCGACAAGTCGAAGCAATGGCTTCCAGCTGAGCTGAAAGATGCAACTCTGGACGATCTCTGTGCCGTTTTCGAGATCCCCACCGAGATAGAGGAGTAACCCATGGCATATCAATGGAAGGTGGGGGAGCTGGCGGTGTGCATTAAGACTTCACGAACGCTCCCCGAGCACGTGACAAGGGGAACGATAGATATTATTCGTACTATCTGCGAGCATTGTGAGAGCAGAGATGGACACATTGGCTATGGATTAAAGTTTTACAATATTCCCGATCACCCGCATGCTAATTACTGGGATGCTAGGATATTCCGACCCCTCAACAAAGACGACCTGAAGCGCATCCGCGAGAAGCATGAGACACCGAGGATGAGGCCGAGCATCGCAGACTGGTTCTATGCCGAACAGCTCAAGATCATATTGGAGCAAGATGAATGAAGGATCAGATTGAATTGGCTAGAAAAATCTTTGAAGATCAAGGTCCGCCAACCTACATGCTCTGTTCAGGAAAAGACATGAACGCCATGGGCGGAGTCACCTATTTCCCCGAGGATCATATATTCGAGTGGGATGAGACTCGCGATGATTGGCGGGATTTGACTCTGGGAATCAATTTCAAGGACATGGGGAAGCCTAAATCATGACCGACCCCCGACACTTCCGCCGAGACAGAGAATGGCCGTGTCCAGAGCCGACTTGCCACGCCGAACTGCACAGCGTCGTGATGCTACAGCTCCACTACGCCACTCAGCATGCTCTTTCTTCAGACGGGATCGTAACCAGCATCAACGCACTCGATCCGCGGTCTGCCCGCGAGGTCGTAATTGAATCGCAGATTCCCTTGCCCGATTCGGCAACGTGGGGTAAAATGGTGGAGGGGGAGAAGAATGGACAATAGCGAAACCGTGACAGTCATAACGGGCTCGGGACTAGAGTTGACGCTGACCAAAACGCGCCATGATTCAACCGGTGTTGTCTACAGGATAGACGTCCCCTTCGAGTTCGTGCCCTTCAATGCGCCTCCAGGATACCCGCTAGGAATCTTTACCCAGCGCCGTTTCGGAGCCCGATATCTATGAGCCTAGACCAAGCAATCACCCACGGCAAAGAACACCGCAAGGCGCGGGGGTTGGCTGAGCTTTTGATGGGGGTGGAGTGATGATTAGGACGGTGAAGGATTCGACCCCCTATGAATCAGGGATCGATATTACACCAGAACTTCCAAGCGTGAAGACTCGAAGCATTCGGTCTGACCTAGTAGACAAGCTGGTGGGCTACACAAGCCACAGCCTAGCATGCCTTCAAGCCGATCTAAGAAGAGTTCGCCCCAAGCGTTCAGAGGTCGTCGAAGATTTTGTCTGCACCTGCGGCCTCTCAAATCTCATTCATGAAATAAGGGGAGAGTGATGCCCGAGAGAACCTGGCTAGAGCATCACGATCAGTTCGGCGAGCGCTTCAATGCTGATCTGGACGAAGTGTCCCTATGGATCGGAGAACGGCTGGAGCCCGACCAGGTATTCACCGAAGAGGATCTAGATGATTGGGCCAAGGCTCACGGATGGCGGAAGAAATGAAGCTCCTCGCGCTCTGCCTGCTCACTCTCACCCTCTCAAGCTGTCTTGTGGCCAAGGTTGTCATTAACGTACCCGGTGGGTATTATGTGACTACGCTGACTGTGATGGAGTAGAGGAGAACCTTATGCCCGGAGGACGACCGCCCAAGCCATTCGACAAGTCAACCTTTGAGGGACTATGCCGAATCTCATGCACTAAAGAGGAAGTAGCCTCAGTTTTCAGCATGTCAGAAGACACCGTTGAGAACAAAGTGCACGAATTCTATGGCGAGAGTTTTTCGGTGGTATATAAACGATTCCAGGGCCAGGGGAAACAGTCCCTCCGCCGCAAGCAGTTTGAAGCCGCTATAAAAGGCAACGTGACCATGATGATCTGGCTGGGCAAGCAGAACTTGGGGCAGTCGGATAAGCAAGAGCTGACGGGCAAGGATGGCGGCCCGCTTGAATTCACGAAGATTGAGAGAGTGGTGGTTGACCCTAAAGCTTGATACCCCTCGCTGGGCGTTGCCACTTTTACAGCCCTCGCGCTACAAGGGGGCACATGGTGGCCGATCTTCGGGGAAGTCGCACTTCTTCGCTGAACGCCTGATAGAAGAGCATATCGCTACTCCCAATCAATCCAGTGTCTGTGTGCGCGAGGTTCAGAGAACGCTCACCCATTCGGTAAAGCGGCTCTTGGAAAGCAAGATCAACGCCATGGGAGCTCAGAACTACTTCGAGGTTCTAGACAGCGAGATTCGCAACCGCAAGGGCGACGGCATCATCATCTTTCAGGGTATGCAGAATCACAATGCCGACTCCATCAAGTCACTTGAAGGCTTTGACCGTGCCTGGGTTGAGGAAGCGCAACGGCTGAGTCAGAATAGCCTTGATCTTTTACGCCCCACCATTCGCAAGCCAGGATCAGAACTTTGGTTTACCTGGAATCCTCGGTTAGATACCGACCCAGTGGACGTCCTGCTACGTGGCCCAAGTCTGCCGCCACGCGCAGTCGTGGTTGAGGCGAATTACCCTGAGAATCCATGGTTTCCGGCTGAATCTCGGGAAGAGATGGAATATGACCGCGGTGCAGACCCGGAGAAATACGCCCACATTTGGCTCGGTAAGTACCTCATGCACTCTGAGGCGCGCGTCTTCAGGAATTGGAAGGTAGAGGACTTCGAGACTCCGAAAGACGCCATTCATCGGTTCGGTGCTGACTGGGGCTTCTCCGTTGACCCGACAGTCTTGGTGCGCTGTCATTTGGTCGGCAGGAAACTGTATATCGACTATGAGGCTCACAAGGTTGGATGCGAGATCATTGACATTCCCGATCTGTTCATGTCGGTGCCGGAGGCTGAGAAGTGGCCGAGTGTTGCCGACTCTAATAGGCCCGATACGATCAGCCATATGCAGAAGCACGGGTTTCCGAAGATGCTCAAGGCAATCAAAGGCCCTGGATCTGTCGAGGAAGGCGTGGAGTGGCTCAAGAGCTATGAGATCATCGTGCATCCGCGCTGTCCTCACGTCATCGACGAGCTGACGCTCTATAGTTACAAGGTAGATCCTTTAACCGGGAAGGTGCTGCCGGTGCTTCAGGATAAGAAGAACCATGTCATCGACTCCCTGCGCTATGCTTGTGAGGGAATCCGGAGGCGACAGGAGCAAGCTCCCCCTCCCAAGGTGCAGAGCTTGCCAATGAAGAACTATTGGAATTAGAATAGAGTTTGAAATCCAAGGAGGATCAAATGGACAAGAAGAACTTTGACTACTACTACGACAATCGGTCGCAGACTTCTACTGAAGGACTATCGCCTATCGATCTGGCCAACATCGAGACCAAGCGTAAGAGCTTGCGAGAGACCCAGAAGGCGGCACTTGCTACCTATCTCGCCGGAGTTGGCCCCCAGATTGATGACCGGCTGGCTCAGATTGAACTTCTGCGCGTCAGCTTTGCCCGCGGTGACCAGAGCGCAATGCAAAGGATTGTATCGGCTCGTCAGCAGATCATGGACCTTGAGGAACTCGGTCCTATCATCCAGCGCGAGATTGACGAACTGTTCGGAATGTAAGGAATCGGCAGAATGGCTAGAGGTATCATCCACAATAAAGGCCCCAAGGTCTCACGCGACCGCGAAAAGCTGATGAAGGTCTACGACTCATTCTGTCGCGCCTTCCCATGGTATGCTCCGTTGCCAGCCGCCGACGTTGCCAAGCTGTCCAATTTCCGCCTGAACGCGCTTTGTGCTGAGGTGTGGAGCGACCAGAGTCCCGAGACACAGCTTGCCTACATGGCGAACATGAAGAATGATCCTAAGTCAGTGGTAGAGTATAAAGCGCCCCTGAAGTTCAGACCGCTGATTATCCCGAAGGAATTGCAGGAGGAATTGAATGGCCAAGCTAACTAGCAAAGCCCGCGCCAAGATTCCGAAGAAGGAGTTTGCGCTTCCGGCTGAGAAGAAGTACCCGATTGAAGATATCTCTCACGCCCGCAATGCCCTAGCTCGGTCGAGCGGTAAGCCCGAGGAAGCTCAAGTCAGGAGAGCGGTCTACAAGAAATACCCCGAGCTGAAGAGGGGCAAATGAGTACCGCGGCTCCCATTCGTGTTGACTTTGAGAACGAGGTTCCACACAAATATAGCGAAGTTATCTGCGTCAAATGCTGTCATAGATGGATCGCCGTTCGTCCGGTGGGGACGTTGCTTAAGCATCTTGAATGCGCCACCTGTGGTCCTGGATTCGCTGTAGAGACTGGAGAGGTGATGGAATGAGCGACGCATACACCGACCCGACAACCGAAGACCCCAACGAACAAGACGACCTCGGCCAAGATCAGGCGATGATTGACCTTCACGCTGAGGCGCTTGAAGAGTTCGACGCCGTTTATTCGGCCCAGCGCCAAGTCCGGGAGAAATGCCTTCAGGCGCGGCGCTTCTGCTTCGTTCCCGGCGCTCAGTATGACGACCGGATGCGCTTGCAGTTCCAGAACAAGCCCATGATGGAGATGAACAAATCGCATCTGCACGTTGAGAAGATCATCAACGATTTGAAGTCCAACGAGATCACGGTCAACTACAAAGCCAAGGACGGTAGCGAGGACAGCATCACCGCCGACTCGCTTGACGGGATGCTCCGTGCCGACGAACAGGCGAGCAACGCCGAGGAAGCCTACGACGCCGCGACAGAAGAAGCTGTATCGGGCGGAATGGGGGCCTGGCGCTACGTTACCGAATGGGAAGATCCGACCGATCCTGACAACGATCATCAGGTAATCCGAGTCAAGCCAATCTTCGACGCTGACCAGTCAGTGTATTTCGACCTCGGGGCGAAACGGCTGGACAAGGCAGACGCTAAGCGTTGCTGGATTCTCTCATCCAAGACGCCTAAGGACTTCGAGGCCGAATGGCCCGACAAATCACCGACCTCATGGCCCCGCGAAATCCCATGGACCTATGAATGGTTCGGCGAGGATGTGATTTATGTGGCTGAGTACTATCTTGTCGAGAGCAAGACTGAGGTTATGCACTTCTTCACCGGGCCTATGGACGTAGTTGAGAAGCATTGGACTAGCGAGCTTAACGACGACCCAGAATTGAAGCCTAGGCTTCTGGCCACGGGATTCACCGAGACCAAGGCCCGCAAGGTTGAGCGACGACAGGTGCACAAGTACGTGCTTTCAGGTAACGAGGTGCTTGAAGACTGCGGGGTGATTGCAGGCGAAGAGATTCCCGTGGTGGTCCAGGCTGGCGAGCGCCGCTATATCGATAATACCGAATGGTATGTCGGCGCGGTGCTTTACCTGATGGACCCGCAAGTTGCGGTCAATGTCCAGGTTTCCAAGCTTGTAGAACTATCAGGGTATTCGGGGCGCTCAATTCCGATCTTGACCCCTGCTCAAATTGTCGGGCATGAGGATGATTGGGCGAATCAGAATATCGAGAACAAGGCATTTCTACTCCTGAATCAGACTTTTGGTCCCGATGGAGTGACGCCGATTCCAGCGGTTCCACAGGCATATACTCAACCCCCACAGATACCACCCGCTCTCGAAGCTCTTCTCACTGTGACAAATCAAATGATGCTCGACATCGGCGGCGACATGGCTCCCCAAGAGCAATTGCCTACCGACATTTCAGGCGTGGCGCTTGACTCCATCTATGCCCGTGGCGACCGTGGCAACTTCGGTTTCCTGCATAACAAAGCTCAGGCTGTGAAGCGTGGCGGGGTCATCTACAAATCTATGGCCAGCGTGGTCTACACCGATGAAGGCCGCAAGATGAAGACCGTGAGCGCCCAGGGTCAGACCGGTAGCGTGGTCCTGATGCAACCGAATGCGGACGCTCCCGGAGGAGTCGCTAACGACTTTGCCAAGGCTTCGCTTGACGTCGTGGTGGACGTTGGTCCCGCCAGCTCGACGAAGAAAGACGCCATGGTGCGTTCGCTGACTCACCTTGTCGCCACTATTGACGATCCGCAATTGAAGAGCGTGTTGCAAAACCTCATTGTCTACAATCTGGACGCCGAGGGAATGAGCGATGTGAAGCCCTACTTCCGAAACAACCTTGTCCAGATGGGCGCAGTGAAGCCTACCGATGAGGAACAAAAAGCCCTTGATGCCCAAAAGCAAGCACAGGCGCAGACACCCGATCCGAACGCACAGCTGGCTCAAGCGGCGGCAATGAATCAGATGGCGCAAGCTAAGGAATCGACCATGAAGTCAATCAAGCTGCTGGCAGATATTCAGAACACCGAGGCGGATGCTGACTTGAAGAAAGCTCAGACCATCGCGGCGCTTGAGAAGGCCAAGGCCGATCTCAACCAGGGCTTCATTGACTCGCTGACCGCGCTTGGATTGCTTCCAGCTCAGACGGTTCCTACTGCTACGATGCCAGGTGGAACGCCCCAGTCTGGGCAGTCTGCCGCGTGAAATTGATTAGAGCGGACCCTTCCGCACAAAGGAGAAAGAATGGCAATTACTATTGAAGACGAAGAGGTTGAAGATCAGATCGTTGACCAGCCCGAGCTTGAACTGAACGAGCCCGATATCGAACCCGAGCCCGATATCGAAGAGGATGACGCCGAGCCTGAGGCGGCTGAGGCGGAGCAGACGGTCGAAGATGTGCCCCGCCAGGAAGTCTACTCGCTCAAGGGCGAGAAGCCTAAGCCCATAGACAAGGGGCCTGATTCTGCCCCCATGAAGCAGATGCGAGACCGCATTGCGGAACTCAACAAGAAGGTCAAGGAATATGAAGCCAAGTTCGCGCCTACTCCCGAAGAGTTGCAGTCGAAGCCCCGTCCCAAAGCGGCTGACTACAACTTCGATGAGGACAAGCATGCCGAAGCTCTGATCCAATGGGCGCTGGACGAAGAGAAGATCAAGGCCAAGCGCGATGCCATCACCAAGGAGCAGGAAGAGGTCAACGGGCAGTATGCTAAGCGTCTCGCGCTCTATGAGGAGCAGAAGGCCGCGCTCGGTGTTGACGACTTCGAGGAAGCTCAAGCAGCTGTGCTGTCGAAAATGTCTCAGAATCAGGTGAGCGCGATCATTGATACCGCATTGCGACCCGCCATGGTCATGCATATCCTCGGCACTCGTCCCGACAGATTGGAGAAATTCGCGGCTGAGAAGAACATCGGGCGGCTCATTGCCGCGGTGAGAGAAATGGAAATCAAGGAGGTAGTCGTGAAGACCGAAACCAAGCCCGCGCGTCCCGAGCCAGAGCGCGGAGTCCAGCGAAGCGGAGCGCCGACCAAAGGAACCGTTGACGCGCATCTGGCGAAACTGGAAGCCGAGTATGAGCAGACTGGTGACCGTACCAAGATCATTGCCTACAATAAGAAGCTCAGGGAGCAGAAGGAACAGCGCGAACGGTTGACCAGGCGCTAAGATTACCCCTCTTCGGAGGGGCTTTTTCATCTCCACTTGACAATTTTGGATATTGGGTCATATTCTTGTATTGGAGTCGTCCACCTACGGACAGTGTGTTTTAGCGGTAGCCACCCGGCCCTAATCGGATGAGTTGAGACTTTCGTGATCGCCCTAGGCGGTCATCATCAATTCATCAGGAGTAGAGCATGGCTAACTCTCTACCAAAGAATATTACCATCGCGTTCGATGACATGATGGAGGGCTTCGAGGCGGCGCTGACCATTTCGAACGCTGTAACGATCTTCAATACCAATCCGCAGGAAATGGAACAATCTTCTGACGTGAAGTGGGTCAATCAGCCCTACATTGCGCAGACCTTTGAAGGCTCTGACGCTTCGAACAACTTCAACCAGATCACCCAGCTTGTCGTGCCGGTTTCGATCAACCGCCGCAGGCATGCGCCCTTCGTGTTCTCGGACACCGAACTCCGCGACCTTCAGCAGACAGGACGCCTCCGTGACGCCGCTCAGGACAGGCTCGCCGCCGATATCGACGTTGACGTCCTGACCAAGGTTGCCAACCAGGGCAATCTCTTCATCAAGCGTTCCGGCGCCGCTACTGGCTTCGATGACGTGGCCCAGATTCAGGCGATCTTCAACGAACAGGGCATCCCTCTCAGCGACCGCAATGCCGCTTTCAACTCCACCGACTACCTGAACATGGCCTCAAACCTTCAGGTTGCCTCCCGGTCCTTTGACGGTGCCAAGACGGTGAACGCCTACGAACGCGCCTTTGTCGGAAACGTGGCCAGCATCAATACTCTCCAGCTGGACTACCCCTTCCGCAGGACTGCGGCGGCTGGCGGTGGCGGTATCACGATCAATACCACGGACGCGGGCGCTCAGTTCTATAACCCTGTCGCGCTGTCGATAAACTCGACCGGCAACCAGGAAATGAGCCCGGTGGACAACCGGATTCAGACTGTCACTGTGTCCTCGACGACCAACGTGGCCGCTGGCGACTCGTTCACTATTGCCGCGCTCAACGCTGTGCATCACCTCACCAAGACCGACACTGGACGCCTCAAGACCTTCAAGGTGATCGCGGTTCTTTCCTCGACGACCATGCAGATTTCTCCCCCGATCATCACCAACCAGGTCGCCAACGATGCCGCCGCGATGTATCAGAACTGCGTCATTAACACCAAGGCTTCCAACTCGGCTCTGGTCTTCCTGAACACCGTCACTGCCAACTCGAACTTCTTCTGGCAGAAGAACGCGATCTACCTTCTTCCTGGGACCATCCAGATTGACGGCTCGACCGGCGTTGCTTATGCCCAGGCGACCACTAAGCAGGGTATTCAGGCGACTCTTCAGAAGGCATGGGACGTGAACACCAGTCAGATGAAATGGCGCGTGGACGTTCGATGGGGCACTCATGTGGTTCAGCCTGAAATGACTGGCGAAATCATGTTCAGCCAGACCTAAGGAATAGGAGAAAAAATAATCATGGATGGACAAGTTTTTCGTCAGGGCCAGAGCGTTGATATTACGGTTCCCGCTGGCGGCAAGATTGCGGTATTCACCAACGGTAAGGCTACGATTTCGCAGATCGGCGGACCGACCCTTGCCAAGCTGACTGAGGCAATCGTCATTGGGACAGCTACCAACGGCGTGCCCTATCTCTCGGCGGCGTTTACCAATGCTACCCCCGTCCGGGTCAACAACCTCGTTGAGGCTCCGGTCTACTACCAGTATGGTGTGGGCCTCGCGGCTCCTCCGGTGGCCCTGGACGGGCTCTATCAGGGCACTCCTGGCACTTTGAACGCTACGGGCGCGCTGACTACTGCTTTGATTCAGGGGCGCATCGTTACTTCCACGACTGGCGCGGCTGTTGCGGCCACGCTGGACACGGGTACCGTCACGGATGCCACCGGAGTTTATGCCATCGGGGACTCGTGGGACTGGACCGTCATCAATACGGGCGGTAACGCCTTTACGGTGACTGCCGCCGCGGGTCATACGATTGTGGGGGTTGCGGCTGTGGCCACGGTCACTTCTGCTACCTTCCGCACCGCCAAGACTGCCGCGAATACCTTCGTAACCTACCGGCTCGCCGGTTAACGTCAAGGGGCTGGGGAAACTCAGCCCCTTTTTAAGGAGCAACTATGGATTTTCCTAGACTCGTTTTCCAGGTCCCCGGCAACCAGCAACGCCCGGGTGGAACCTATGGCCATCTTCTCGTTGAAAGCCAAGCTCAGTTTGATGCGGCTCTCGATGAGGGATTCCACGAAACCGTCCCCGAAGCTATCGCGGCCTTTGAAAACCCTGAGGCGTATAAGGCTGAGAAAGCCGCGCGCAAGGAAGCCAAGGATGCGGCAGACAAGGCCGAATACGAACGCCTGAAAGGACAGTTTGAACCCGGAAGGGGTAAGCCCGGTCCCAAGCCTAGAACCGAAGAGTAACCAATGGGCTATTCAAAGCGTCAAATCATCCAGAACGCCTATGATGAAATCGGCTTGGGAACCTATGCTTTCGACCTTTCCCCCGAGCAGGAAGAGCGGGCGGCGCGGAGGCTTGACGCGATGATGGCCGAATGGAGCGGGCGCGGGATTGTGCTTTCTTTCCCCGTTCCGAGCGAACCTGAAAACACCAATGTAGATTCTGATGCTGGTGTCCCTGACTGGGCCAATGAAGCTGTCATCTTGGGGCTGGCGATCAAGCTGGCTCCAAGTGAGGGCAAGAGCCTTAGTCAGGATACCCGCGTGAGCTTCGCCAATGCCTTCAATACGGTGGCCGCTCGGTGCGTGAGAAACGTTGACATGCAACTGCCCCAAGGGACTCCGGCTGGAGCTGGAAACAGGCTGTGGCCTTATGGCACGACCTTCCTGCCCGCTCCGGTGGCGACTGAAGAAACGGTACCTGAGAAGTCCGTGACCTTTGCGAAATAGGAGATGCGATGACTCAGACCGACACGATTACTACAGGCGATCAGCTGGTCATTGTAAAGGCCAGCGATGACGATTTTCGCTCCCTTCCCTATTCGGATCTTCTGACGTCTCTTGAGACTGACCTAGTTTCTACCGCGTCCGCAGTAGGCCCCAGAACTCTCAACAATCTCTCGATCGGAGCTTCGATTTCCGGGAATGCGCTCACGCTGACTCTCAATCAGGGCGATGGGATCACGGCTCCCAGCTCGACCAGTAATTCGAGTGTGAGCTTCGAGACCATCAATACCGACGCCGGATCTTACTCGAATGTGGCTGTCACTTCCCGATTGACCATAACGATCCCTTCTGGGGCAACCCTTGGGATGGCAAACGCTACCCTTGACCAGATTCATGTCTATCTCATCAACAATTCAGGGTCCGTGGAACTCGCAGTCTCGGTTGAGAATCTGTGGGACGAGGGGCTTCTTTGGGCCACTACCGCTATCAGCGCGGCCTCGGCTTCCAGAACCACGCTCTATTCGAATGTGGCGCGGACGTCGATGCCTATCCGCCTCGTTGCCCGTGTGAACCTGACTGAAGCTGTCGCGGGAACCTACGCCACGATGCCCAATCCCGTTGAGAGCGTCATGGGAGTTCGTAGCGGAGTCATCGCGAATACCACGGCTTCGGGCTCGCCTACCTCCTTGACCACAAACACCCCGATCAACATTGCCAGTATCACGCTTCCTCCTGGAATTTGGGATATCAATGCCGGATATGGGTTCATCCCGACCGGCACGACCTCGACGACTGACCTTGTGGGGGCTGTCTCGCTTGTTTCTGCGACACTTCCTGCGACCACTCTGATCTGCAACCTTCCCGCCCTCACCGACCCGAGTTTCAGAGACAGGATTCAGCATATCAGCCCCACCGTCTGGGTCTCGACTCAGCCGATCACCAAGACCGTCCCCGAGTACCGCCATATCAGCAACGCCTCAAAGACGGTTTACCTCGTCATTCAAGCGACCTTCACAGTATCCACCCTTACCGGGTTCGGATGGATTCAAGCTCGTAAAGTGAGCTAGAGCCTAGGCTCAAGGAGAAAAACATGGGAGTCATGATTACCCCCTTCACCCCCTATCCCAACCAGAGCCAGCTTATCACTACCAGCGGGTCTAGCGCGAACGTGAATGTTGGCAAGGATGCCCCCGTAGTGCATATCAAAAACTATGGGGCTACAAACCCGGCTTATGTGCGGCTGGGGAATGGCTCTGGAACCACGGCAACCTCAGCCGATCTTGTCATCGGTCCGGGTGAGGCGATCAATCTCTACAAGGGTAGCGATAAAGACACCGTGGCTGCTCTGCAACTCACCGGAGCTACAACCTTGCAAGTCACCCCTGGAAGCGGCGGGGTATAACCTTGCAGATTCCGATTCTCGCCGGAGTCTTTACTGACCAAAACGCCGACATACGAAACGCCTACCCGGTGAATCTCATGCCAGTTGCTGTCGATTCCGGCATCTCGAAAGGTTACCTCCGTCCCTCCGACGGGCTGGTGTTTTCAAACTATGCGCTTCAGCCGCCCTCCTCGGGGGTGTCTCGGGGTGGCATCAATTGGAATGGAAAGCTCTACCGAGTGGTAGGGACAAAGCTAGTCCGCATCGAATCTGATTCTTCATTCACGGTTCTTGGCGACGTGGGCGGGACTGGGCAATGCACACTTGATTACAGTTTTGATAGGCTCGGGATTTCATCGGGCGGAAAGCTCTATTATTGGGATGGTGCTAGTCTGACTCAAGTTACCGACCCCGACCTGATGGGGGTTCTGGATTTCATCTGGGTGGACGGATATTTCATGACGACTGACGGAACGAGTTTGATTGTCACGGAACTCAACGACCCAACCTCAGTAGACCCTCTCAAATATGGGTCTTCGGAAGTAGATCCCGATCCTATAAACTCCGTCATGAAGCTCCGAAACGAGCCTGTAGCCGTCAACCGCTACACCATTGAATTCTTCCGCAATCAAGCCGGGGCTGGGTTCCCTTTCCAGAGAATTGAAGGGGCGCAGATCCTGAAGGGTTCTGTCGGCACCTATGCCTCTTGCATCTTCCAAGACGCGATTGCCTTCGTGGGAAGCGGGCGGAATGAACAAATCGCCATATACCTTGCGGTGAATGCCCAATCGCAGAAGATTTCAACTAATGAAATTGAGGCGCTTCTAGCGAACTATTCCACAGCCCAGCTTTCCACCATTTTCACCGAGTCGCGAATCGGCAACGGCATGGCGCAACTCTGGATTCATCTTCCTGACAGGACATTGGTCTATGACGTGATCGCATCGGGGATTGCCGGTCAGCCCGTGTGGACTGTCATGACCTCGACCTATACCCCTGATACGTTCAGCGAGTTCCGGGGGAAGGATTTGGTCTATTGCTATGACAAATGGAACATAGCCGATCCTCAGTCATCCCAGTTTGGTGTGCTTTCGCAGGCGATCTCGACCCACTGGGGGCAATTGGCTCGGTGGGAGTTCAGCACTCAGATTTTCTATAACGAAGGCCATGGGGCCATTTTCTATTCCCTGGAGTTGGTGAGCCTGACCGGACGAATTCCGGTCAACCCAAACCCCGATGCTGAACCAGAGATTTCTAGTTCCTATTCTCTTGACGGCGAAACTTGGAGTCAGGACAAATACGTCAAGGTCGGAAAGAACGGCAATCGTCTCAAACGCATTATCTGGTTTGGTCAGGGCAAGATGCAGAACTGGCGCGTTCAACGCTTCAGAGGCACCTCAGAGGCTTTCCTGTCCATCGCTCGGCTAGAAGCGGTCATTGAACCGCTGGCGGTGTAGCATGGCACAGGATGGGACCTTAAAGCTCTCTCGGGTGCAACTGGCTAGAATTGCCGACAACGACCCAGAAGTCATTAAGCAGCTAGAAAATCTCTTTCTCCAGGCCGCAAATACCAATCCCGCCGACATTGACGCGCTTCAAGCCCAGGTGGACAACCTAGGTCTCGTCGAGCTTGCACCGGTCCTTCAGATGCTGGTTTCTGTTTTGGCTGGAGCTAACATTACCGTAAGCCGGACTGGAGATTCATTTACAGTGGCACTCTCTGGGTCCGTGGTTACTGCTTCGGTCACGTCGGCCCTCACGAATACGACAGGCAAACTCATAGATTCTAATGTAGGTTTGACCAACGGCGCGGCAGCGGCTCTTGGGACCCTGGCGAATGCTCCGACCGCAGGAAACCCTACTAAGTGGATTCCAATCAACGACAATGGGACAACGCGATATGTCCCGGCGTGGTGAAATATGACAGTAACGGTTTCTGACATCATACCCGCAAAATTTGCTGAAAACGTGCAGACCCAGCAATATCTATCCCCCGCTGGGCAAATCACCATCATCGACAAGTTCACGGCTACGAATACGACCGGGGGAGCTTTGACTATTAGCGTCAACATCGTCCCCCCGGTTACCGCCGCGGGGACGTCAAATCTGATTGTCAGCAATCGATCCTTGGCCGCGAATGAAACCTATATCTTCCCGGAGCTGGTAGGCCACGTTCTGCGGGCCAGCGCGTTCATCTCAACCATAGCTAGTGCCGCTGGGTCCATTGTGATTCGCGCCTCGGGGAGGGTAGTCACTTGAGAGATTTTGGATATAGAATGATCCTAGCCGAGTTAATCGAGTTCCGGCGCTCAAATCCGTGTAAAAACGAGGTTGGCGCATGAGCGATTTACTTGAGAAACCCAGTGAACAAATGATCCTCGCGTTTGCTCTGGAACGGCAGATTTCAGAGATGCCGAATCAGATCGACATCGAGGAGGTTACGGAGCATGCGTTCTGTGACGGACTTTATGCCCGAACGATGCGCCTTCCTGCCTTCGTGGCCGCAACGGGGCATATCCACCGCAAAGAAAGCTTCTTCATTCTCCGCGAAGGCACCCTCTTGAATCTCACCGAGAACGGCGTGGAACAAGTCTATCCGGGTCAGATGTTCGTGACTCGTCCCGGAACCAAACGGGCGGTTTTCACGATGACCGACTGCGTGGTGACCAATATCCACGGCAACCCCGACAATGAGCGCGAACAGGCCAAGCTCTGGGATGCCTATACGATTCAGCCGTCCGCTGAACTCCTGGCCTATCTCGAAACTCAGAAGAGGTTGGCATAATGTCCTGGGGACTGGTTATCGCAGGAACTCTGACCGGTGGCGCTCAGCTATGGAGTTCATATCAGCAATCTCAGGCGGCTCAGAATGCGGCCAATACTCAGGCTGGCGCGGCACAAGCGGGAATTGATGAGAATAAGCGGCAGTTTGATGCGTTCACGAAGCTCCTTTCGCCATTCGTTCAGGCTGGGAATCAAGGTCTAACTGGTCAGCAAGACCTTCTAGGTCTCAACGGTGCCCAGGCCCAGGGCTCCGCTCTAGACGCCATTCAGCGCGGGCCGGAGTATCAGCGAACCCTTCAAGCTGGCCAAAACGCCATCCTTCAGAACGCATCGGCTACCGGTGGACTTCGGGGTGGGAATATCCAAGGTGGGCTTGCCAACTTCGGAGCCGATGCTCTGAATGCGGCAATCAACAATCAATATAACCGACTCGGGCAAATGACGACTCTAGGCCAGAACTCCGCAGCTGGCGTGGGTGCGGCGGGACTCCAGAATGCCCAGCAACTCGCGGGCCTCTATGGCCAGCAGGGCGCGGCACAGGCTGGAGGCCAACTCGCTCAGGGTCAAGCCGGACAGGGGGTTCTAAACTCAATCCTAGCGGGATTGGGAACCTATACTGGCCTCGGTGGAGGATTTGGAGGACAACAGCCGGGAGGCGCTTCATTGATTCCTCAGAATAATCAGCTTCTCAATGTTCCCTTCACTCAGGGAGGCTTTAAGCTATGAGCGACCTTCCCCAGGTTCCGACCTACCTCCAACCCCAGCCCACCGGCCCCCAGCAATTCGGACAATGGTACGGAGTGGGAAATGCGGTACTTCAGACCAATCTCGCGAATCAACAGCGCCAGATTCAGATGCAACAATATCAGCAACTCCAGCAGGCCAGAGCAAAGGCGACAGCTCCCAATGCGACAGCTCAGGACCGTCTTGACTATCTGACCCTGCAATCTCCCGAGGCCGTGAAATCCCTGACCGATATGTGGTCTCAGATGGACAAGGACAAGCGCCAGAAGACTACTCAGGAGGCGCTCTCCAATATCGCGGCGGTCCAAGGGGGCAACGCTCAGTATGCGGCTGACTATCATAATCAGCAGGCCGATGCTCTGGCGAACGCGGGAGGCGATCCTCGCTTGATCGGCGGACAACGGGCACTTGCTCAAGCGGCGCTTAATGCCCCAGATGCCTACGTCGCTCAAGTAAAGACTGGACTTCTCGGGAATCCTGAGGCGGTTTCTGCTCTCGACCAGCTGAACAAGAATGATGCTAACAGGCGCGAGGATGTTTCATTGCCATTCGACCTCACCCTGAAAGACGCTCAGGCGGCGGAAGCTTATGCAAACGCTCTGAGAGTGAGAACTCAAGCCGGACAGGTTCCCGAACAGCTCGTCCCATCAGTCAATGCCAAGGTTGATTCCTCCCAGAAGGCGCTCACTACGGCCTATCAATATGATGACCTCGCCAAGAAACTTGAGGACAACGTGAAGTTGACTGGAGCCGTTGGGAAGGGGTGGGAAGCCATCAAGAATCTTACCGGTCAGCAAGATATTGTGTCGCTTCTCAAGACTCAGTATTCAAGCCTACGTTCTCAGGGCATCATGAGCATCCTACCTCCAGGGTCTGCTTCTGACAAAGATGTTGCTATTGCTCAGGGAACATTCCCCAGCGATGATACTAACCCTGCTGTAATTGCCTCTTTCATGCGAGGAATGGCTAAGATTCAACGCTACTCAGCGGCAAGAGATGGCTCTCTGGCTCAATGGCAAAGCAATAATATGGGAAGCGAGGGAAACGCTCGGAGTGATTTCGAGATCGACGGCAAACCAGTGGCGAAGGGCGATACCTTCAACTCTTGGGCTAAGAAGAATCTTACTTTTGATCTACCACTCGGCGGAAGCGTATCGGCTGGAGTTGTGACTCCTGGCACTGTCGATATAGGCGTGCCTGCCACGAATTCTGGAAGCTCCGGTGGAACCCCCGCTATTCCCCCCGCTGAACCGCCCCAGGGCGCGGTTAAGAAGAAGAAATAGCCTATGCCAGACTTCGACGTGACCATTACGCCAGATGATATTTATACCGTAACCGCTCCCGATGAGAAGACTGCTTATCAATGGGCTAGGTCCACCTACATGAAGGAAAAGGGGCTCTCTGATGCCCCCCCTCAGCTGACTCGCGACTCAAATCCAGATCCAGGAATGGTCAAATTCGGGCTACAGAACCCCAATCCCCAGGAAGGCGGTTCCGGTCCGGTCATACGAGGTCTCACTGAAGGGGCCCTATCCATCCCTAGCCTCCTCAGCGGTCCCATCATCAAATTCGTGAAGACTCTGGGCATTGACCCCCATCTCCCCGGAAACGCCGACACGGTGAACGGAGCCATGGAATCCCTGTTCAATGATCTCGGCATCCCATCAGCTCAGTCAGAACCCGACAAGCTTGTTCAGGCGGCGGCTGGTGGACTAGGGGGAACCGTCGGTGGCTTCGGATTGGGCAATCTTCTGCGGGCCAACGGACTCGCACCAAAGACTGCGGAATCTCTTCTTTCTGATCCCGCCAAACAGCTCGCAGTCGGCGCGGCATCAAGCACGGCGGGGCAAGGTGCCGCCGATGCCGCCGCTAAGATGGGAGCTGACGAGAGAACTCAGGGAGTCGTCAATTTCCTCGCAAGCTTGGGTACGGGGGTTGGGCTCTTTGTCCCCGGCTCTGCGATGCAGGCGGCTACGAAGATCGCTTTGGGAAAGGATGATGGATCGGCTCTTGGGACGCTTCTCAAGCTCGGCGTGAGGGGCAATAAGGATGCTCTGGCCAAGATCGCGGAACTCTCGGCCCAGAATCCTGAGCTTGTTGCGTCCGCCCAACGGCTAGGAATCAACCTTCCCCCCGATGTGACCTCAACAAACCCAACTCTTCAGGCGGCTGTCGGGCAGGCTCGCTCGAAAATCGGGCAGAACTCCGCCGAATGGGGGCAGACCCTCCGGGAGATCCGCGACAAGGGCGACGAGATCATGCAGAAGGTGGGCGCTGTCTATGGGCAGGCCGGACCTTCTCTGAGCGATGTTTCGGGCTCTGTGCGCGACACCCTCTTGAAATCCAGCGACCAACTCAAAGCCATTACGACCCCGCTCTATGAGAAGATTGACGCGGCGATGCCTCTGCCAACCCGGGTTCAAGCTCCGGCTACGGTCGCCATGATTAAAGAGATGGGTGACAACGTTGGGGGAATAGACAAGCTCAGCCCAGACCTTCAAAGGCTCTATGCGAATCTGACCTCAAACGGAGGTCCCACCTTCGGATATCTTAAGTCAGAGATCGGCAAGGTTGGTCAGGATGTTGGTAAACGCTTGGGAAACAAGCTCTATCCGAATACCGACGATGTTTCACTCGGGCAGATTTACGACTCTCTGAAGGCTGACCGCGAGGGCGCTATCCGGTCCCTTGGTGATCCGTCTTTGAATCAGGCTCTGGACGAAGCAACGAATCTCTATCGCCAAAAGAAACAGCTGGACGAGAAAGTAGTCAATCTCTTTGGCGACGGGCTTTCAAAGAACCTCGAAGGGGCGCTTAGTTCCTCTCTCTCTGCGGATGCGCGCGGGAAATCTTCGGGCAAGTTTCTTGAGATCCTTTCCCAAGTGCCCGCCGATCAGAAGAAAGAGGTTGTCGCCACGGCCCTAGCTTCGATATCTCATTCGGCAGGATATGGGGGCGGATTCGATATTACCAAATTCGCCAACAATTATAGGGCGCTTCGTGACAACAAAGCAACCTATTCGGCTATCGCCAACGAACTCGGTCAGGAAGGGCATGACTTCCTCGCCGATCTCTATAAGGTCTCGGATGCCACGTCAAAGGCTATGCAACTGACTTCCAAGACGGGGGCAAGCCTCCAGAATCCCGCGATCAATGCTCTCGAATCTCAAGGAATTATCTCCAATTTCCTAGAGAGCGCTACCGGCAGGACGATTGCCTCTGGAGTGGGCGGGGCGCTAGGGTCCCCTGGGGGGTTCGTAGGATCGGCTATCGGCGCGGGGGCGACTTCTGCGCTGTCTCGGGCCTTGGCTGGCGGGTCGAGTAGCAATCTTGAGAAGCTTGGCCAGCTCTTCGCTTCCCGCAAATTCCAACAACTCATTCTCGACGCCTCGAATGCTGATAAGCAGGCCCTGGTAAACGCCTCAACCGAGTTCCAAAGCTATGCCAAAGCCGCGGGCATTCCGCCATCCCAGCGGACCGCATGGCTTGCTGGGCTCTTGAAGCCTTCTAAGCAGGAAGGCGAGAAGCCCCCGCAGATGTCAGCGACCGCTCTTGAACAAAAATACCAAGGAGTCAAATAATGGCAACGCTAGTCGCCCCCCCGATCCCTATTTTCACCGACTCAGATGGAAGCCCGCTTGAGAACGGGAAAATCTACATCGGGACTCAGTTCCTCAACGCAGAGACCAGCCCTCAGCAAACGTTTTGGGATTCGGCGCTCACCATTCCTGCGACTCAGCCGATCCGCACTCGGGGAGGATATCCCTGGTATGGCGGCTCGCCTGCTTTGATCTACGTTGCGAGCGACTACTCTATCTCGGTCAGGAACAAGAATGACGTTCAGATCATGAGCAATCTCAACGCCGCGACCCTTACCCCATCGGCGCTCCTGGCCATGATTAAGACGGTAGACGGAACGGGAAGCGGATTGGATGCCGACTTGCTTGACGGCTTCCACGCGGCTGATATCACCGACCCTCTGACAAACATGATTACTGAAGCAGGACTGACCTATGATGCTACCGATAAGTATCAATTCTCTAAGGCGGTGATTGCTCTCGGGACCCCCCTGGGCGCGAATATCTTCACCGATACTCGCTTGACCCAGGTCGCCTATCCGAACGCCAAATCCACGGCCAACCCTGGGAATCCTCAATACCTCCCGATCATTTCAAGAGCGGTAGATAAGACGATCACCACAGCGATGAGCTTGCCCCTGGTGACGCTATACCGGGCGCACACTGCTAGCGTCCTAGGTTCAACAACCTTCGTGGGAACCGTGGCGGCTTCAACGATTACGTTCTCGATCACAGCCACCAATACCGCAATGCTTCAGATGGTCCTCAACGAAGCTCTAGTCCGGCGTTGGTTCTCCTCTTCCCAGTCGGCTACCTTCGCCGGGTCTGGGGGCGATTTCACTGGGATGACGGTCAATGTGGCCGGGACCGATTTTGCAATCACGGCAATCAATGTCGGAGCCGGAACTATGACCGTTACCGGGACTCCCACGGCGGGGGCGCAGAACTGCATTCTTTATCCCTATCGGGTTCTTGGGTCTTCGACGAGCATCCAGTTGCCCCGACTTTCTGGGTTTGTTCTCACCGGAGATGGAGATGATGACGGATTGTTCGTGAACGGATATCGTTCTATGGACTTCATGCAGGGACATTTCCATGATTGGTCTGTCTTCAAAACGGGAGCCGCCGCTGGTGCTTGGAGTGCCGCTGGGGGGAATGCAACCATGACTTTGGATAATACCGGAGTCATCGTAGGCTCCCCCAGAAGCGATGGCACTAACGGGACCCCTAGAACCGGAAAGAATATGACGCCAAGATCAATTTCTAGAAATATCTACACCTGGGCACAAGTTCTGAATGCCGCCGCATAAGGAGATATCATGTTCTATATCGCTGTCGTCAAAGCTGACCGATCTCTCTATGCCGAAAACTATGTCGAGGAACGGGGGGCGACGCTCCGCTATCCTGGATTAACTCTTCAAGCGATGGTCGAGCCCTCAGACGATGGATCTCCATGGTCCGTCTATCTTGGCGAGGAGCCCTATGAATGTTATTGGGCTCGCGTTCAGAATCCCCCCAAAGAAGGCGAAGATATTGACGAATATGAAGCCCGCTTGAAAATAACTCTTCAACACGCCAAAGACTCCACTATCTCCAAACTTACGCCGACGATGCTGGATGACCGCCCCGAATGGTACAAGGAAGGCTTTGAAAGTTCCCAAGACATGACTCGTTCTCTTGAAGAAATCGCCGCTGAGGCCCATATTGTCAGCGAGGGGAAATCATGAAAACTATCTTCTATCTCGTTGCTATTTTGACTCTTGCGGGGTGCGCTCAGCCAACTGACCTTGGGACTATCCATCATGTCATCGTCAAGGACGCACTTTGGAGGACGGTCTCAGACACGGCAATCACGATGCCCAGGGCCATGACCGTTGAACAAGTTCAAGCCGCCTGCGATGCCTACAACGCTGTTACTCTGGACGATTACCGCCGAGTCTACATCGACGAAGCGCCAACGATCGAACTATCGCCCAACGTGACTGTCTATGTTTGCAACCCCGAAACCAACAATCCTAATTCGGTTTGGGAAGACATCCTACGTTCCACCCTGGTAACAAATATCGAATCGTGGCGAGCTTCCTTTGCCTCCCAGGTGATCTATATCGACCATTACCCTCCGCCTCCAGTTCTCGACAAGGACGTTAATCCATTCGCATGGTACGCTCTCTATATCGTTGATGACGATACCGGACTTCCTGTTTTCGAGGATCATTGCGGGTTCCATGTCGACCAGAGCTTCGATTCTGGCGGATTGATCGCCCGCTCTGATGTTGAACTTTACTGGGACCTGCGTCTCAACGCTTTCAACACCATGGTTGGGTCTGTTGTTACCGATGCACAAAATACCTTTCACCCGCATTGCCACGTTGTCAGCCGACAACTCTACGTCGTCCAGAGCCCTTTACCAGGAGTGTAAAAATGGCTACTCCCGCACCCTCTCAGAGATCCATGATCGGAATGGGACCGGGCAATGATGCCGTCCCCGTCCGTGTCGATGCGCTAGGCAATCTTATAAGTAGCCCCTTCAGCAACGACTTCATTGCTCAGGGTAGGCTCTTCTACATCTACGACCAAGCGGTGCTCGCGATTGCCAGGACTTTCCATTTGGCAGTCGGCGCAAATCCGATTGACGTCAAGCTCAACGTTGCATCGGGGGTCAGTACCCCAGTGACAATCACAGAAGGTGTAACGGCTGGATCGGCTGGATCGGCGGTGACTATATTCAACTTTAACCGCTCATCTTCCAATACGATCAATTTGACTGCTACTTTGAACAAGACAGGTGTTACAGGCGGCATTGAAATCTTCGCCACAGCTGTCGGATTCGGAACATTAACGCCTGCCGCAGGGAATCTTCAGTCGGGGCTTGCTGATAAGACGATCTATTGGAAGCTCAAGCCCAATACCAACTATCTCATCACTTATACTCCCGGCGCTTCGGTGCTGACCAGTATGAATGCTACTTTCTATGAGAATCTTCCCTAAGGAGTCACTATGAGCAAACTTCGCGATCTGATCGAACAAGGCCCCGCGCTCTGCGGAGCCAAAAACGCGGCCAGATGGTCCAAGTCTTTTCTCCTCCAATTTGACGACGAGCTTCAGGACCCCAGTTCCGTCTTCGCCGCCCGTGAGCGTGAAACCGTCGCCGAACGCCTAGAGACCCTGTGGGCGCTCAAGCAGGCTCGGGGAATCGACGAGCTTAAGGTCGAGTATTGGGTCAATCTCATCACCCTGGCCGCGCTGTCCTATGGCGTCTCCAAGGGCATCGAAGCCATGCGCGAACAACAGGAAGTCTTCAAGCGCATCCTGATCGACCAGGAATCGCAGTACCCGGATATCTCAGCTCTCATGAGCGTCCAGGAAGCCTCTACTCTGGGGAACTGGGCATAATGCTCCAGAAACAGGTCGGGCTCGCCTTCGCGTCTCTGGCGGTGGTGGCCACGGTGTTCAACCTCGCCTTTGACCACTCCCTGCAAGCCCCCTTCAACGCAGTGGAGAACCTTCTCATGGCCGCGCTGTTCCTGTTCACCGTCACCCGCTCCGGGAAGCTTGGCCAAGGGCTTCAAGTCCTCGCCGTAGCCCTCGGAGCCTTCATCTCTTTCCGCCTCTCCGATACCCCGTTCTTCGGTATCGCCATGGTCAACGTGGCAATCATCCTGCTCTACGCTTACGGAGGCTACAAGACTTTCCAGGGGGGCAAGGTCCTTCTGACTATCGCGACCATCTTCGGTATCTCGTTCTTTGCCATCGCGGATTTCATCGGGCTTTCTCCCGAGACATTCTTCAAGGCGGTAACCTGGACTGCGTTTGTCTGCGTATTCTGGCTCTTTCAGTGGCTGGTGGTTAAGGATATCCATCGGAGGTTCCATGCTGAGTTTGCGGCTGATCTCATTGCCCAAAATAGGGCTCTCCTCGAATCAGAAAAACATCGGTGCGAAGATGCCGAGCCAGATTGAGCGGATCATGGCCCTTGAAGTGCGCCAAGAGGCACAAGAGAAGCAGAATCGCGAGGCGTTGGCCGCTGTGGTGGTCCAGGTGAATGGAGTGCATCAGGAAGTCAAGGCTTTTGAAAGCGTCCTCACCGGTATCAACGATTCTCTAGTGATCCTTGTCGACGACAAGAAGCGCCGAGAAGTCATAGAGGTTCAGCGCAATTCCGGACCCTGGGGCAAGTTCCGCGACAAGCTCATAGAGGCTCTCGCCACCCTCGTCGTGGCTGGGATCATCTCGGGCATCTGGCTGGGCATCGTGGCCTATGTGAAGGCGCATCCATGACTATCGACTGGTCCATGCTCGGTGCAATCGCGGTAGTCGTCACGGCTATCGTGAGCGTTGCTATGGGGGTTCTCAACCTCAAGCTAGAGCCCATCCGGCAACTGGTTCAAGAGAAGATCAACGCCGCCAACCGTGGTATCGAAGCCATCAAGGAGATGGATATCCGCGTCCGAGAACTTGAACGCCGTGTAGATGTGATTGAAGACCGCGAGGACCGCCATGAGTCTTAAGAAGTTCTTCAGCGCCTGGGATGAGATTCTCGTCTACCTCGCCACCCTCCTCGGCGTGATCCTCGCGCAAGTCCTGCCTCCCTTCAAAGCTGGCGCACCTATCGACCCCGACGTGTTTAAGCATGGACGGCTGTTTGTAGCCCTTCTGGTGGCGTTCTACTGCGTGTTACAGGAAGAGTCGAGGGTAACTCCGGGAACAGACCCAGAGCTAGCTAGAGCGGGGAAACGGCGCAACCTCAAGAGCCGGTTGTCTACCGCGATCACGCACGGAGTCACTTGGACGACGTTCATATCTTGACGGCCTTCTTGGGCGGGTATAGAGTGCAGATATCCGCTGAGTGAGTCCGGTAGTCCACGTTAGGGATTCAACACCGCTAGTGGAGGGTGTCGGAAACGGCTTGGTCGAAACCCTGGTGTCGGGTCCGCAACCCGGCATTGGATTGACTAGGGCTCTTCTGCGGAGGAGTCTTTCTTTCGGGACGACGGACAGCGCGGACGATGCAAGAACGTCTGTCTAGGCTGGTCCGTGGGTTCAAAGCCAGCGTCCCGGCTATGACAGTGTGGCGGAGTGGCCTAACGCTGATAATACCGGATGAGGCCCGGTAACATAGATAGTCCCTGGAAATTGGTCGCTATGGACGTCATTCTGGGGACCGCAAGTTCGAATCTTGTCGCTGTCATTTTTCATTTGACTTCCACCCGAAACGGTGCTAGTCTGTTCATGAGTGTTCGTGCGGCAGTACAACGCATGAGCGATCACCCCTCCTTTTCCCTCCCCGCCGATTTCTCACCGGTTGGGAGGGTTTTTTCATAGTGGGGCAGGAGGTTTCTATGGTGTACCAGACGAATCGCTTACTCTCCCCCGCCCTCAACCACTACGGCTGTGCCTTCACCGTTCTCTCCGCATTCCGCGAGGTCTCTGGTCCCAAGTGGCGCGTTCATGAGTTTGGAGCTGCCTGGGAAACCGCGGTCGATAAGGGCCTGGTTACCGCTGACCTGAACGCAGACGGTGACATGGATGACGACGGCGAGGCTGAAATCACCGACTGGCAGGCACTCGCGAACTTCCTCGGGCTGAAGCTTCAATATCTCGGCAAGAAACGCCTCGCTGACGCCGCACAGTTCGACGGTCCCGGCTACTGGGTGCTGACCTCGTGGCACAACGACCGTACCGGCTTCACCCACTGGGTCCGTGGCAGGACTCGCCCCGTTGACTTCGACCCCATCCAAGGAGGATCTATCACGGTCCAGGAAGGCTACCCAATGGAACTGACTCCTGATGGGCGCGGCGGTCTGCGCGTATTCAAGGTGCTGTGATGAGTGAAGCAGAGGAGGATGAACTTGATTACCAAGACGCGATTCGTGCCTACGGGGACTACCTCGACAATCCATCTAGCGTTCCTCTCAGCCAACTCCTCCACGAAAACGGTTTGGATCGGACCAATACCGAAGAAACTTAGCTTGTGGAAGCGCATCATTAGACTGTTTGGGATGAATTAGGAGGATTCTATGACTATCAAACTTTCGACAGGGAAGGAAATCGATCTGACCGCGGATGAGTTGGGCGAATTACTCGGCAAATCTACGGTAGTGATTCTTCAACCGGCACCCGTTCAGACGCCGTTCTATCCCTACTATCCGTCATGGCCTAATAATCCTTGGCTTAGCAGATCGGGCGGAACTTCCGGCAAGCTTTGGGATGGAGTGTCATTCACGACGGGCGCAACCGCCTATCTAAATTAGGGCGCCTAGGTGTGTTCAAAAAGCTCCTTCCCCTGGCTGGCCTTCTGGTTTCTGGTATTGCTATCGGGTGGTATCTCGGTGCACATCCATGGACAACCTCTGACGACAGCGCAACCGACACCGAGCGTGCCGCAATCATCCTCCATGCAACCGAGCGGGAAACCAACCTTCGACAATCGCTTGAAGGAAGCTCTAGAGCTGGCGAGAAGCTCGCTCACGATCTTGGAGCAAGTGAGGACCGAAGCCGACGACTGGCGGCTGGACTCCGAGAAATGGCAAGCCGAGGCGTTGGAGTTGTCAGCGGAATTGATGAAAGCGCGCAAGGACTCCGACGACTTATCAGCATCCTTGAAAGCCTCGTTGCTTCAAGAGAAGGCCCTTAGCGACGCTGTAGACGCTCTTCGGGACGAGGACACCAAGATCATCACCCAAACCCGCAGGGAGCGCGACGACGCCATGGCGGGGGCTCTGTGGGGCTATGCCGTGGGCGCGGTCGGGGGTGTGGTGCCTATAGTGATCTGGTTTCTGCACGGCAACTAGAAAGTGAAAATAGTACTTGCAATCTTTCTCGGGTGGGTGTAGACTTACTTCAAGCTCAAAGGAGGGCGAGAAGATGGCAGATAGGAAGGTTTTCGCGTCGAAGCTCGGCCTTGATCTTTCGATCATGGCGCGGGAGAAAGTGGTCATCACTTCCTACAATCAGCCGGGCCACGGTGGCATTCAGAGAATCCGAGACGACAAGGACAGAATCGTCCGGTTTGACACAATGATGGAAATGGTCAGAACCCACCGCGACTGCGTGAAGATTTCCAGCGATGGCCCGGACGTTACGATATACACCTTCAACTAACGCCCCTTCACCGAGGGGGCCTAGCTAGACTTATGGCTACAGTTCCAAAGGAGGGACGTGGAATGGACAGAGGAGACGCTTTGTTGATCGCGGCAAATGTGGTCAAGGAAAAGGCTCGGCGCGTGGCTCGTGAAACTGCCACAACTTCGCTTGAGGATGCGGTTAGGCTTGCGCAAGTTTACGATACTATCATGTACGGCGTCAGGGAGGCTAACAAGCCTTCTCAGATCGAGGACAACCGCCGTGCGTTGGCTAAGGGGATCTACTGATGAAATCTCCCCGACACAAAGGCAAAGACACCTACCACACCAAACGCGCCAAGCTGTCCCAGCAGACCCGTGCCGAACGCAAGGCGCACAAGACCCGCGGCGTGGCGTTGCTAGAGGGCCCGGAATGATTGACCTCCCCGAACTTCGCGCCCACCGGGCCAAGCTCGAAGCCCTTGAGGCGTTCCTGGCGACGCTCCCCCCATTGGTCACCGGGCTCATGAACTGGTTCAACCCCGACGACCCCGGCATGACTGTGATGGCACGGCACGGGCTGTCCGTCAAGGATGGCTCACCGCTCATCGAAGCGTGGCTTGATGAGGTTCGCAAGGCTGGGCGTCCCGTGGGATATCTCATCTGGGAGCCCGATGTCCCCTCATCGCCCTTCATGATCGCCACTACACCGGAGTTGCCGGGAATCAAGTTTCGACTATTCCGTTAAGCTGGGAGAACGTCTTGAGCATACGAGCGGTGGCAGAGCCCGCGCCGGATCCGTAACCGGCTGGTGAGCCCCTTTCCCAGGCACTCCCCTAGCCACGTTAGGGGCCCCGCCGACTAGCAGAGAGCTTGACACCGTAGCAAGTGGTACACCTCGTGCGAGGCGAGGAGTTGGCATTTCCCAAAGGAGGGAACAACATGACGATGTACGATCACGTCGAGGAATACGCGGCGCTCAAGAGCCTTATCGACGAGGCTGTGATTGACGCCGACGGCAACCCCAAGGAACTCGACGACAGCACCCGCGCTCTCATCGCTGAGATGGCTGAGCAGTGGAAGGCTGACTTTCAGCACAAGGCCGAGCGCGTGTGCCGGTTTCGCGCCGACACCCAGGCGCATATCGACGCTTGCAAGGCGGAGGCCGCGAGACTTTCCGCTCGGGCCAAGGTCTACGAAACCCGTCTGCGTGGGCTCAACTTTCTGATTCAATCCACCATGGGCCTCCTCGGCCTCAAGAAGATGGACGCTGGGACCTTCGCGCTGACCATTGCCAAGAATCCTCCGTCGCTGGTTGTGGACGACGCCGAGAAAATCCCCGCCGACTACTTCAATCTCATACCTTCCACCACGGCGCTGGACAATGCCCGCGTCAAGGCCGCGCTTTCCGATGGCCTCGCGGTCCCTGGTGCGCGGTTGGTTCAGGGTGAATCCCTCCGGGTGCGCTGATGGAACACAAAGACATTCACGCCGCAATGGTCGCCATCATGGGCGCTGTTGGTCCTATCGCCAAGGACCGCAAGAATGAAGGCCAGGGCTATAAGTTCCGGGGCGTAGACGACGTATACCAGGGCTTACAGGCAATCATGTCCGCGAACGGGGTTTACACCACCTCAAGGGTGAGCGACGTCGTGCGAGTCGACCGTACTACGAAATCCGGGGGGCTATCCATCGGGGTATCGTGCCTAGTTGAGTTCACCTTCCATCACTCGACTGGCGGTTCCGTGACGAGTCAGGTGATCGGCGAAGGCATGGACTCGGGGGACAAGGCGTCCAACAAAGCTATGAGCGTGGCGCACAAGTATGCGCTTCTCCAAGCCTTCATGATCCCTACGTCTGAACCAAAGGACCCCGAGGAAGAAAACCATGACCTCGTGGACCGTGGCGCGGCAAAGAGGGAATCCGTTCTCGCTTTCCTGTCGCGCTACAAGTCTAACTTTGATCCGGATCAAATCAAGGAGCTATCTTCCATGCTCTCCAAGGCTGGCACCGTAGAGAAGGACCTCTACGCCGTCGAGGATCAAGCCAAAACGTTCCTTGCGTCGAATGGGGTGATTTGGTGAGTGACCAAGCACAGGCCCTACGTGACTTAGTTGAACGCGAAGGCAAGGCAGACGCCCCGCACACTCCGACGCACCCCGAGACCTTCGAGGACTACCAAACCAAGTTCGCCTTTGCGCGGGTACGGGAAGAGATGAAGAGAGGAGATAGATCATGACCGAACAAGAAATGCGCGACACGAAAGCTCCGACGCATGACACCGAGAGGCAGTTGATGGAATACATCACAGGGCTGGCGAGTCAGGACCATGATTACGGGACGTGCGTGTACGCCATGAGCCTGGCGGCTACTGCGACATTCAACTTCATGGCGCGTCGGCTCGGGGTTACTGGGTCCCAGGCCTCCTGCGCCGACTTGGATATTCTTAAACGGACTCGCAGGTATAAACAAGGATTTCGCATCCTCGATTATTCAAATCTTATGTATCCGCAGTATCTCACCAATGAACATTTCCCGGGATTTAGAGAACTTTTAGCCGAAAAGCGAATTGAGCTTGCCACGCTCGCGAGAAAGATGCTTGCCGAGCAGACTGGACCCATTTCATCAGCTGTGAAGGAACATTGGGAGCATCTCGTAAGACAGGCCACCTCCGAGGAACTGAAGGACGATGCCTGACAAGCTCGTCTTCCCCGCCATCAAGCTCGACGGTGACCGACTGCTGTTCTCCGACCGCGACAAGCAACGTATCCGCGAGTGGTGCGCCAAGCTCCCCGCGCCTTACTTCGGGGTCACCTTCCAGCGTCCCCACCGACCACGGTCCACGGGGTACAAGAGCCAGTCGCACGCCATCAACGGCTGGATTGCTCAGATTTGCGCGGCGACGGGAGACGACTTTGACAGGCTCAAGGTGGAGTTGAAGCAAAAGTCCATCAGCAGGGGCTATCCCTTCGATACGGTCCACTACAAGACTGCGGACGGGGTTCTAGTCGAGATGGCGATAGCGTGGAGCGAAACGCGTCTGTCGGTGGAACAGGCGTCAATCCTAATTGACGTGGTGCATCAGGATGCTGCGGAGAAGGGCGTTGTTCTGGTGGAATGAAAGGAGGAAGAGATGCGTGAGTTTAAGTTCCGAGCGTGGTGGGAAGGAAAACTTTATCCCAGGGTAGGTGTCGACCTTTCGAGCTGTGAGCTTTATAAGGCCGAATGGAATCCCAATTGGATGGCGAATCCTCCCTGGGAAGCTTCTATCGGTCTCGAATGCGATGGGCTTGTGGTGGAGCAATTCACCGGCCTAAATGACAAGAACGGGCGAGGGATCTACGAGGGAGACATCTTCACGATGTATCAAAAGGGCCAGAAGGTCATGGATAGCCACATCGTGGAACTAGCTGATTTTCTCGGGGGTCACTATTGGATCGTGAATAAAGGCGGAAAGCCAGAATATGAAATCCTTGGCAATATGCATGAGAATCCGGAATTGATGAAGTGATCACCCCATGGGCCTACTACCACGCCGAACACCCCTATTGCGAAATCAGCTCCTGTGGCGTCGAGGGCTCTACGCATCATATCAGGAGCCGCGGCCGCAAAGGAGCCGCCAGCAACGACCACTCGCGCACCAACCTCATCACGCTCTGCCTTCAGCACCATACCGAGGCGCACTCCCTGGGGCGCGTGAAGTTCCCCGCGAAGTACGGGCTTGAGGTGCGGTGGAAAGCGGCGTTTGCGAGGGAATCATGATCGACATGCGCCTCGGCGACTGCATGGACCTGATGAGGGCCGCGCCTGATGGGCATTGGGATTTGGCGATCGTGGACCCGCCGTATGGGATTGGCCGAGACGGCTCTGACCGCACGACATCAAAACACGGTGGTCGAAAAGCCCACGCATTTAAGGGATGGGACAAGTCAACGCCCGAGCAAGAGTATTTCGATGAGCTATTTAGGACTTCGAAGAATCAGATCATTTGGGGCGCGAACTATTTCACGCAATTTCTACCCCCTTCAATGGGTTGGATCTTTTGGGACAAGGGACAGAGGATTTGTAATTCCGATGGCGAACTAGCCTTTACCTCATTCGATCAAGCCCTCCGTGTTGCTGAGTTCAACCGCGTCGAGCTTCTACTCGACGGCACTATCCACCCCACACAGAAGCCCGTCGCCCTCTACAAGTGGCTCCTGACCCGCTATGCCAAACCTGGATGGAAGATCCTCGACACCCACGGCGGCTCGGGATCGTCCTGCATCGCGGCCCATGACCTCGGATTTGATTTGATGTGGATTGAGAAAGACCCGGATTACTACCAGGCGGCAGTGAAAAGATACAAGTCTCATGCCTCTCAAGGAGTCCTCTTCGAGCCTGAACCCGAAGCAAATCCAGAGCAGAAGGACTTGTTTGCGCGTTGACGAATCCCGTGTCTGGGTGTAGAATATCCTTGTCTTTGGTTGGTGACCGTAGACACTTCTCTCGGCAGGAGAGATGGACTATGCTAATATCAAAGCGTCATTCAAGGGTTCCACCTGCCGTGGATAAAACGACTTCACCCGTCGTTGCCCTTGAATGACGCTTTTTCTTTTGGAGCTACCATGAAAGAGCGTCCTATCCTATTCCGTGCCGAGATGGTACGAGCAATCCTCCAAGGTCGAAAGACGCAGACTCGGCGAATCGTCAAGCCCGAGATACCAGCATGGACAAAGCGGTTCGGGCGCGTGACAGGCGGGGGATGGATCGCCTATATGGACACGATGGGCCAGGGTATCGGGCACTGTCCCTATGCAGACTTTCCAGGGGATCGGTTGTGGGTACGGGAGGGATGGCGGGTCGGTAGTCAGGACCGAAACACGATTTGGTACCGCGACAATGCCTGCAAGGTTATCCCGGAATCGGCTGAAAAACTCGCCGGGAAGTCCCTTGGAGACAAATGGAAATCATCTATTCATATGTATCGCTGGACGAGTCGTATCGATCTCGAAGTCGTCTCTGTCCGTATCGAGCGATTGCAGGACATCAGCGAGAAAGACGCTATGGCGGAGGGATGTCATAGCGGACAGTTCGAATACAAGGGGTTCCCTAAGGATGGCGAGGGAACGGAAACTGCTGTCGAGTCGTACCAGATTCTATGGGAATCCATCAACGGTAAAGGCTCCTGGGCGCTTAACCCCTGGGTCTGGGTGATTGAGTTCAAGAGGATTCAAGGATGAGCTTTTCACGTGACTTCAAGGGCGTTTGGTTCCCGAAAGAAATCTGGTTGAACAAAGGACTTTCACTAGTCGAAAAGGCCATCCTGATAGAGGTAGACAGCCTCGACATGGGGGGTGAGCACTGCTTTGCAAGCAATGAATACTTGGCGGAATTTGTCGGATGTTCATCGGATTCCGTGACTCGCGCCATCAAAAAACTGGTCTCGGAAGGCTTCTTGACAGTCGAGTACAAGCCGTCAAAAGAGGGCAAACAGAGGATCATTTCAAGCTGTCTAGCAGTCCGCAAAATGCGGAGAACCCCACCGCAAAATGCGGAGAACCCCAAACCGCAAAATGCGGTACATAGTATTACTCTTCCCTTAAGGGATTCTACTAATACAAAGAATACTCTCCCTGACGATTACCCACCGGTAATCCTCGCTACCCTTCTGTTGACAGAACATCGAAAGTCAGACCCCAACTTCATATCTCCCGACAAGGAGAAACCCACAATCCAACGATGGGCCAAGGACATAGAAAAGCTCATCCGTCTCGACACTAGGTTACCAGGAGATATTCGCGCCGTGATTGAGTGGTGTCAGGCTCCGGGGTGCTTCTGGGCTCCGAACATCCTTAGCGGAAAGAAACTCCGAGACAAGTTCCCAACGCTTTTACTTCAAAGCCAAATCGGCAAGACAAAGAACAAACCAACCCCGACAAACGTAGACCCACTCGCCAACGACCCCGAATGGGCTGAGTTCAGGAGTCGCTTGAATGTCCGATAGCCGCGAAGAATACGAACGGGCCTTCCTCGGCTGTGTGCTTCACGACAGCGACGTACTCGTGTCCAGCTATCTGACCGAGGCCATGTTCACTCATCACCGCCGGATCTTCAAAGTCTTCGTGGAACTCTCGGCCAAGACTCGGGTGATCTACGACGACATTCCTATGATCCTCGCCGCGGGGATTGACGCCGTGACGATCGCGAAACTTGCCGACAGCGCCGCGGGAGCATCGAATTGGGAATACTACCAGGAAGGAATCTTCAAAGCGTGGGCAGAAACCGAGATCAAAGACGCCTACAAGCTGGCGCTCTCTCAAGGCTATCCCGACTGCCTAGATATTGTGGAGAAAACCATGACCGCGGTTGCACTCCGGCAGACCAGCGCCAAGAGCCATCCTATCCGGGACCTACTTACACCCGCGGTGAACAGGATTATTGAACGCATGAAGCTCCGCGGCCAGATTCCGGGCGTCTCGTGGGGAATGGGCTCGATTGACGAGGCTACCCTCGGGGCGCAAGGCGGACAACTTGTCGTGGTCGGGGCGCGCCCGTCTCAGGGCAAGTCAGCTTTGATGGCTCAGCTGGCCAGGAAGATGGCAAGGGGTGGGACCATGGTGGGGATCGTCACGATCGAGTCATCTGAGACGGAACTGGTCATCCGTATGCTGGGATCTGATGCGGGAATCGACGGGCGAAAACTTCAGACGGGGATGCTGGGACAGACTCACCTTGCCGATTTGAAACTTGCCGCGGAACGACTGATTGGCGACAACATCATCATTCACGACCAGCCGAGCATCCGACTTGCCCAGCTTCAAGCCGTGGTACGCAAGATGGCCCGTGACGGCGCTAAGGTAGTGTTTCTAGACTATCTTCAGCTCATCCGGGTACCAGGGAAGGAAAAGCGGTCAGAAGAGGTTGGAGAGGCTTCCACGGCGCTCAAAGCACTTGCTAGGGAATTGAACATCTGCGTGGTGTCCATGGCTCAGTTAGGCCGGGACTCAGACGACCGCCGCCCGAACATGGGGGATTTTCAACACTCCTCGCAAATCGAGCAGGACGCGGACCAGCTCTGGCTACTCTGGCATAAGCAGGACAACGACGGGAACTTCACAGACAGCCGGATCATCCTCGCCAAGGTACGCGACGGACAGGTGAGAGACGTCAAGGTGAGATTCGACCGGCCCACCCTGACATTCTACGAGATTGAGGAATGAAAACTTCCCCTTGCACAAACCACGAATAGGAGTTAAACTTCCGATATGACATTACGCCTGCTAGCACTGGCCCGAGGACGAAGCTACTCCACGATTCACCGCATAGCCGTCTCCGCTGGAGTTAAGATGCGTGGAGAGCGCAACGAAGTAAACCTGACTCCTGCCGACATCCGAAAGATTGACGATGCGATGGAGCGGCTGAGGAAGTACGACCGCGACGACGCCAAGGCTCCCGACCCGGAAGCGGTGTTTCAGGCGCACCGGGCTGAATGGTACGACCAATACACCGAAGCTGTTCACTTCGCGCTGGATGCTGACGACTTCGTAACGCTATTAGCCCTCGGTGGCGCTCTAGAGGCCCTTAGAATCGATCGGGAGTGGCTTGACGCGAAAGTAGACGGCCAGAGGGTTGGAGCGGTTCTATTGGCTTGGTGCAAGGGTCTAGACGTGGACTGGAACCCGGACGGGACCTGGAGCGGGTTCGCGGGGTGGCTTGAGAAGAACGGGTTTGAAGCCCAAGAAAAGGAAGGGGGAGAATGATGAAGATGACTATCGAGGAGCTGGGTGAAATTATCGCCAAGCATAAGAAGTGGATCGACGGAGACAACGAGGGTTCCCGTGCCGACCTGTCCCGTGCCGACCTGTCCCGTGCCAACCTGTCCGGTGCCGACCTGTCCCGTGCCAACCTGTCCGGTGCCAACCTGTACGGTGCCGACCTGTCCGGTGCCGACCTGTACGGTGCCAACCTGTCCCGTGCCAACCTGTCCGGTGCCAACCTGTCCGGTGCCGACCTGTCCGGTGCCAACCTGTACGGTGCCAACCTGTCCGGTGCCAACCTGTACGGTGCCGACCTGTCCGGTGCCAACCTGTACGGTGCCGACCTGTCCCGTGCCGACCTGTCCGGTGCCAACAATGCTTCTACTGCCTTCGCTATGACTTCTATTACTCCCGAAGGCGATTTGATTGGTTGGAAGAAATGCCGGACTGATGATGGCGGATTCTGTACTGTGAAACTCAAAATCCCCGCCGAAGCCAAGAGATCAAATGCATCGGGGAGAAAATGCCGCGCCGAGTGGGCGGAAGTCCTTGAGGTTGACGGTGCCAAGGTTGGCATTTCGGATCACAACAGGGATTTCCGCTATGTACCCGGTGAAAAGGTTGTGCCCGACAAATGGGATGACAATCGCTGGAATGAATGTTCTTCAGGTATTCATTTCTTCATCACTCGCGAGGAAGCTGAGGCATACAGTCTATGACCCCCTCTAACCGCATCTACAACCAGGCAACCGAGTACGGGCTCATGCTCATCTGCGGTACTTGTGCTGGCTCCGGTGAAGGCATGTACGACCGCTCTATCTGCACGGCCTGCGGTGGGCGGGGCGAGGTTCGATCGACCGAGGACGAATGTGAGGAAGTGGATTTGGGAGGTGAGGGATGAGTGTTCACACGTATATCAGAACCGGAAGCACGGGAAACATGATGGAAGGAAAAACCATTAAGCCCGATGGCTCTGGGGCCTATGAAGGCGAGCGTTGCGGCTTCTTGGCTTTCAGTCGAGGCATAGAAGTTCCTATTGGTGCCAAGGTTGAAATCGAATCCGACGAATATGGAAGTTACATTTCTATCAAGGTCAATGGAGTCGAGAAGCACGATCCTGAGCGCGAAAGAAAATTGCAGGAAGACTTCATTGCCGATGCCAAGGTGAGACTTGGGGTTCGCCATGGATGAGACAGCTTTCTGGTGGAAATGGTGGATCGCTGTCATCACTCTCATCGCTGGTCTCTTGACCTTCCGCCACTACGCCAAGCGTCACCATGAGCGGGAGATGGAGAGGTTGGCGGAGCGTGAACGATCCAAGCTCTTCTCGGGTGGTGGACCGTTGTCTCAGGAAATCGTCGACAAGGCTCCAGCCAAGTCATGGGAATCAAGATATTGGAAAGGTCCATATACCCCAAAAGGGCCTGATGCCGATCCGAAGCGGGAGGAGAAGTGATGCGCGTTTGCTTGATGCTTGAAATGAGTGAGACAGAACTTGACCAGTTGCGCGCCTATGTCCGATGGTGCGAAGAGAAGGGTGATTACTACGGCCCCAAGGATCAATTCTGGAAACGGCACCGATCTATCAGAAAAGCTCTGGGAATGCCAGAAGGTGATTTGGTTGGCGGCTCTGATGTCGTCGGATCATGACCCCTCTCACCTTCGCCATGGTAGCTCAGTAAGGAGGATGTGATGGGCTGTCTAAACGATTCCGACGAATGGAAGCATTGGTTCGCAAACATTCACTTGAGCGGACCATGCAATCGAAGATGCTATTTCTGTATCGGGCAACATATGATGGCGCTCGACTCCCTCAACAGTCTCGACACGCCACCCTCTGAAATGTCAGGGATGGGAAAATTCATTGAAGAAGTGAATCTGAGGGGTATCAAAGAGATTGACCTAACAGGCACAAACACCGATCCATGTCTTTATCGGCACCATGTCGCGCTGGTGGATTTCCTGCGGGAGAGCGTGCCGGGTGCGATTCTGGGCATCAGGACAAACGGGAGTGCCCATGTACATGAGATCGGACTCTATGACAAGGGGTCCATCACAATTTGCTCGACAGATTACGCCACCAACCTGGAAATGATGGGAGGTCCGCCTCCCGATCTTGGCGAGCTGGCATTCCATGCTGATCTGTCAAAATTCAAGATCAATTGTGTGCTGGGGCCAAGGAATGCAAACAAGGCCAACGTCCTGGGGCTGGTGAGCCTTGCCAACAAATATGGGATGACGCGTCTTAACCTTCGTGAGCCCTATGGGCAAGCCCACGTAGGATATTTCTTCATGGATGAGCCCGAAGGCGAGATTCTACAAGGCACCGTGCCGATCTGGACCGTTGACGGTGTGAGTGTCGCTTATTGGGATGTCCATACCGTTGGAGTGAGGTCTGTGAATCTCTATGCCAACGGACGAGTCTCCATGGATTACCCTGTCACTAGAGGCCATGTCGAGAACGGAATAGTGAGACCTCAAAAAGAGTTCGAGGGTCACGCGCGTAGAACGAAGCAATGGGTGAGAACATGACCAACCTCATCATCCTAGCACTCCTTCTCGCCATCGCCACCCCGCTCGCCTCGACCTCCATCCCTCACCGCGCACCCACGAACCCGCCGCCCAAGCTTGCTGCCGTCATCACCGCACTCCTGGACGCCAGCCGCGAGTACCACCTCGACCCCATGCTTGCCTTTGCTGTGGCATGGAAGGAATCGACGCTAAATCCTGGGGCTGTGAGTTTGCGCTGGCAACGGGTCGAGGATGGACTGTGGCATCTTGTCGTGATCGCTCGCGGGCTGATGCAAATCTCCAAGCAGTACCAGGATGAGCTTGTGGTGCGCTACCTCGGCTGGTCGCCACGCAACTTCAACTGGCGCAATCCGGTCCACTCGGCGAAGCTTGGGTGTGCGTACTTGCGAAGTCTGATTGACCGCTTTGGACTCTATGGCGCGATTTGCTCTTATAATGCAGGCGACGGACGCTACCAACGATGTTTGAAAGGTGAAGCAGAATTGCCTGAAGAGACTGTACAATACGCCAAAGACGTGTTAGAATTGCTATATGAGATTTGACCCAACGAACGCCGAGAGACAGCGAAGATGGTACAGAAATCACGCCGAACAGAAGAAAGCCATTGTTCGACAGCGTTATCATGCGCTGAAGGACGCGGGGATTTGCGTGATTTGTGGTCAGCGAGAAGCTAAGGCGGGGCGCACGCGTTGTGGGGAATGTAAGAAGGTGGTGCGAGATGAGAACTGATTATCAAAAAATTGGATATTCCAGGGTTACAAGTTCTGGGCGTTGTCCTGTGTGTGGAAAGCCTGCCAACCGATCCAATGACGGTTTCTATCAGACCATAAGCCCATTCAATAAGCGCGAGGATGGCATGATGAAAACTGCGGAAGACATTTGGAAAGAGGTGAGATCTGAGGCCGACGCATGGCAGAAGCTCCCTGTTTATCACGCCAAATGCGAGAAACTCAAATAGCCCTTGTGCGATGCGAGGAATGTAGGAGGGGGAGAGATGAGTGAACATACGAAAGAACCGTGGCGCGTTGGCGATGGCAAAAAACCGTTTTACGCATGGGCTGGTCAGATCGTAGCCGAGCACAATTTCGATGGAAGCGAGTTCATTCTTGCTTCTTGCAATCAGAACCATGAAGACGAGGCCCTGGCCAACGCCCGCCGTATCGTGGCCTGTGTCAACTCTTGCCGAGGTATCCAAACCGAGCTTCTGGAACAGGACAAGGGGCCATTTCAGCATCTTGGGGAAGTCCTCCGCGAACGTGACGAAGCTCTCGCGCTGGTGAAGGAATTGGTCTGGAAGTCCTATTGCGCCGGATATGAACAGTTCCGCGACGAGGAGTGTGGTGGTGGTATGTGGCCTGAGGACCTTGAAGAGAAAGCCAAGTCGTACGCAGAATCGCTTCTCACTACCGACAAATCTGGAGGGAAGGTATGAACAAAGAACAAGAGATTGAGAAGCTAACGGTGGCCCTGATTGAGGACGTTGATACCCTGAACGAAACGACCAAAGCGTGGGCCAGCGCACAAAGGTTGTACGACAGGGGTTATCGCCACATCGGCGACAGGGTGCCGGGGCGTGTGAGCCTGAGAGATGAGGAGTTGCTGAATGTGGCACATCAGTGGCTGATAGCTGGCAGATTGAGGCATCGTGGAGAAAGTGAGGAGGAGCAGTTAGTACGCCTCATCCGTGAAGCGGAAAGCAAACACGGGGAGGGGGCTTGGATAGAGGTTCAACGAAGAAGCCTTGGATTCTTGGTTCAGCAATGGGCAGAGCGATTCAAGATCATTCTTGGGCCTCATTCCGCCGCTGGCCTCGCAGATGTTCTGGCTGAAAACGGCTACATCCACCCCGAGGACTTCGTTGCGGCCACTCCCCACCCGAAAGAAGCAACCGCTGGCGAGTTGACGAGGGATGAGTTTGACCGCCGCCTGAAAGCAATCACAACCCGAGGAACTCGAAGCGATGAACTCTGGCAAAGGATCGAGCAACTTGTCGCCGCCACCGAAGCGCGGGTAAGGGCTGGCCAGCAAGAACTACTTGAACAGAAGCAAGACTTCTGGCTTAAACAAGAGAAAATCCTCCGCGCCACGATCACCGACATGGAAGCCAAGCTGAAAGCATCGGTGCAGATTCCGTGGGAATGGGCACCAGAAGGCACAGACCACGTTGCTTGGGCCTTTGTGGACAAGGTCAACGCCTTTATTCCTGATGGCGACTACAAGTTCCATAATGTCCCCCGCCCCACCCCCGTCAAGCTGAC